AAAATTGTGCTTCTTGTTCTAATCTATTCACTGGAACATTTAATGATTTATATAATTTCTTTTGAAAATAAATAATGTCATCAATTTGGCCTAAATTTTCACCACCAGGAAGAGTCGAAATTTCTGTACCTCTACCTCCTTCACGGCGTGGTAGCCAAAAATCTTCTAGCATTGACATATGTTTACGGTCATCTTTAATTTCGCCAGTTGACGCGTCGTATACTAATTTATTACGATATTGGTTCATAATGCCACGCAAGTATTCTTCCGATTTACCTTTTGGAAGATTTCCCACGTCAATATAAAAAATTCTACGTTCTGGAGCTCTTGATAATCTATAAATTACCAAAGAGTCTTCCATCATTCGTAGTTGATTGACTGGTTTAATTGCCTTATGCAAATATGAAAGAACTTTTTTACGAGAAGAATCTAGTAGACCTGATGTTGTATATTGAATTGCATCTTTTGAGATTTTTAATCCTTGATTGGATTTGCTCATGGAGCTATCTTGATAAAGATAGTATTCGTCAATACTTTTAATAATATCTGCACCAGTTTTTGGATCTTTTTGAGAATCAATTTCTTTTACTTTACGAATTCTAGTTGGATCAACTGGTCTTAATTCTAAAATTCCTTTTTTTGGACTGCTTTCATCAATAATAATATGGTAAAACAATCTACCGTCTACATACCACTTACGAAATGTTTCATGACCATAATGATTAAATTGTAAAAGAGAAATTACGTTTTCGAATTCTTCTCTAATTAGTTTTTTAACATTATTTGGTTGTTTTAACTCATCAGTAAGTAGTTCTATAGGTGCTGATGTGTAATCAGAAACAATAGATTCATTTACAATATCTTCAATTGCTGCATCACACTCTGGATGCTGTGCAATATCGCGGTATCTACGAATTAAATCAGCTTCAGATTTAGCGCCTTCTGTTCCAGACATATCAACATATTGACCAAAGTAACCTCCGGCCTGAATATAACTAGAACCATCATCTTCTAAAGGAGCAACAAAAGACTGTTTTTTCTTATCTTCTTGTTCTTGCTCTTTTCGCTTAATCTCAAACCCAAATATTTCCGCCATTTAATTTTTCCTACGTTATAATAAACAGAGGGGATAAAACCCCTCTGCTATTATTTATATGCCATTAAGTAGTGGTGTTTGATTCCCAATACTGTACTTGAAGTTCAACTGTAAACTCCTCAATAGCATTTTCGTTATCAAATGATACGTCAATTGCTGCAACATTCGTTGGCCACATGCCGCGGAAAGTATAACCTTTGACTGAATTTCCATCTTTATCTAGCTGATAAACTGCTGCATCAGCAAAATAGTTAGATGGCGTAACTTCACCTGTGTTTGCATTGTGAGAGTTGATATAGTTCATCCAACGCTCGAATGCATTCCGAAGAATGAAGTTTGTATCATTTAAGATTGTGATTGTCCAAGGTTCAAATGTACGGTCACCCGCAATTTGAAGTTGGCGTCCACGGAATGGGACTGTGATAGGTGCAATAACGGAAGCTGGGAGCTGTGCTGCTTTAATTAAAAAGCCACCAATTTCAGACTCGGCCGCACCTGCGATACCGGCTGGGAAACCCATTTCAACTTTAAATAAGTTGGAACGTGCACCACCACCGACTAGTTTTGATTTGAAATCATCTACGCCTAAGATAGCCATTGTTTATTCTCCTTATTGACCAATAATTTCAGAGAATTCAACGCCAGTACGAGTCGCGATGAAGTTCAATGTGATGAAGTTAATTGAACGGGCAGGTTTAATATAGATATCAGCCACAAAGCGGTTTGAATCTACAATTTCACCTGTGTTATTTGTTGCATCACAAACAACCGCAAAGTCTGTAAGCCCACGACGACCCTTAACATCACGTAAGAATGGTTCTACCATATTACGGAACATTGCACGGGTAAATTCGTCGTTGAATTCAAAGAGTTGATATTTAGCAGCAGTCGCAATCGCTTTTTCTAAAACAATGAACAATCTACGTACATTAATACGGTCAAATGCAGATGGCTTAGATTGAGCCGTCTTATCGCCATATAATACAGTACCCTGTCCAGGGAAAGATACGATTGGATTAATACGTGCTTTATAAAGTGTATCACGATCAGCTTGCTTTGGATTAAAAGCAACTTTTGTAATACCTAATAGTTGACCACGGTTTAAACCAGCTGGTGAGAACCATGTGTCAGCTACATTATCTGTATTTGCACATAAGCCAGCCATATGACCACATGCTGGAATCCAGCGATATGTGTCATTATATTTGTCATATACTTTAAGTGCAGTGGAATCGATCATACCATATGAAGTTGATGTTAATTGATCAGCAAATGCTTTTACATCAGCTGCCGGTGTGGCCGTTCCTACGGTGTCCTCGATTGGAGGCGAAATAAACGCAACAGCATCTTTACGATTTGTTGCAATGCTTAGCAAGTCATTAGCTAAAGTAACGTCGTCACCACTATTTATTCCTGGAACTGAGAATATTAAATTAACATCTACAGTTTCTGCATCTTCGAACATGTCATATCCGGTTTGCAATTCTCCAACTGTAGGTACGTTATCATCAGTACCATGTGCCATATTTTCTTCGATAATAGCTGGTGTAATAGTGTCAAGATAGTCTCCGGCATAATCGCCACTATCTTTACCGGAATGCACTAATGATGAGTGCGCCACGCCAAACCATACATATGCTGAATTGTCGTTTAAAACATCTGCATAGTAGTTAGAAACTCCTTGTGGAGTTTTAGCTTCTGCCGCTTGAGACACAAAAGGCCAAACTTCCAAAACTGTGTTTGGGGTGCCTGTCCATGCTCCTGTTCTATCGATAACTGCAATATGCATTTCATCATTAGAAGAACTTCTTTCAGAAGCCCAATCAGATGTTGCAGGTGCTGCATCGAATTGACCGGCATAAGCCCATGCACTAAACGCTGCTGAGTCTGCTGGACACATTGAAACTGTTAGTGCATTACCTAATGTTCCTGGATATTTAGCAACCCACTCGTGTGGGATTACTGCTGAATCGTAAGCGTCACGATTTTTAATTAGCTGGCCAGCTGAACCAGTTGAAGCATTAAGATTATCAGTTGCAACACGTACAACTTTTAATGCGTTCGCATAGTTTAAGAAGCTAGCAGCTGTTAAAAAGTAAGACGCAGTTACGCTGTCTGGGGTACCGAAAATTGCAGCAAGTTCTTTTTCTGAACCAACTGTGCGCATTTCTTCTACTGGCCCCCAGTTGAATGCGCCAGCAAAACCACCAATAGATGATGATACAGCTGGAACAACATTCGTTAGGTCAATTTCTTTGACCTGAACTCCTGGTGATACTTGAAAAGCCATTTTTATTCCTCTCCAAAAAAGATTATAAGCTCGGGATAATTATATGATTTCATAATACGAATTGTTTGTCACTCGTATATATTTATAATATTAATAAATTCCAGTATTTACTGCTTCCCAGACAACTCCATCGCTGTCTGTTTCATACTTATCTTCTCTACCATCATCAAAAAAGCCAACTGGAACTATATCTTCTTCCATAGCTTTAATTCTTTCTGAATATAACAAAGATTTCATATCAATATCCGTAAGCTCGGCGAAAAATGCATTGGTTGAAAACCAACCAAATAAAACTAAACTCATAACAATATCGTCATGATTGCCTGAAGAAGCTTCAAAAGAATTTCCTCTGGCTTCAAATGTAGATAATTCTAAAATAGTTTCTGCATCATTAATTACTAATTTTTGCTGCTCTATTAAATCTTTCATATTTGAGCAACCAATTCTTTTTACTTTACGAGTCATTGTAACACCAATAGCATTGGCCTTAACTGCAGACTCAACAAACACATTCTCATATTCTAAATCATAATATAAACCATTACAAACAACTGAACCTTGGTCATTATTTTCAACAACAACATACGCATGATTATATCTATTTGCATACTTATATATTATATCGGGAAGTAGCAATGGAGATATAGTATTGTCTTGATAAACTGCTACTTGTTCAAAAGGTCTTACAGACATATCTATAATGTTAAAAACAGAATAGTCTTGGCCTCTTCCCTTTGCAACATCTACAAATATCATATATTCATGGGCTTCTTCTGGCTCTTTATAAATTCTTAAATTATCAACTCTGCCAATAGGTTCTTTGGCTTGTAATTTAAGAAGAATTTCTGGGGCAATAAGAGTATTACCGGTTCCATGAAAGGTATTACCGAATTCTTGTTGGAATTGTAATTCAGATGTGTTATTAATTGTTGTTTGTCTCCAAGCTTCATCTCGGCCTGGAACATCCCACCAATCTACTCTAAAAGGCTTATATTCATTAGTTGATTGAACTGCACCCTCCCAAATTTTATGATATACATTACCAACTCCATTTGCAGTACTAGTAATAATGACTCGTGTAGAATCACCAGAAGATACAACGGGGTAAGTTGAAGTATAAAATTCTGAGTCGTTTTCAACAAAAGCAAATTCGTCTAAAAATAATAAATTCACAGACATGCCGCGAATAGAAGAACCCGAGGTTGCAGCAGCTATAATTCTAGAGTTGTTGGAAAATTCAATAGAGCTTTTATTTAAAGCTTTAGCTCCAGGCTGTAAAAAGAATGGCATATTTTCTAACATAAGAGTAATTCTTGCTAGCATTTCTCTAGCAGTAGACCCTTTGTTAGCAAGAATTGCAATTGTTTTTTCTGGATTGAAAATAGCATACCATAGAAGATATGCAACAGAGCTAATAGATTTACCTGATTGCCTACATGCTAAAACTACTGAAAATCTATTATCGTTGAAATGCTTAAACATTTCTTCTTGGTATGGATATAGATCAAATGGAACTAATCCTTTATCAAGAGAAATAACTTTTAAATATGTTCTAGCAAAATATGAAGGATTCTTCATACATTTTGCGTATTCTTTAATTTCTTCCTGAGTCCATTCTTGTTCTACACCATCGCGTTTAACGTTTGGATTGCCAAGATAGCCAAGTTCATTATTCTTCAGAGTCGATGACATCTGTTTCTTCCATTTTTTTCAATAGCATTCTTTGCAGGTCAGTTGAAGAACCTACATATACATTATTTTGTGTCATTTTATTTGGAAGTGCTTTTGCGTCTTTTAAACGAACTTCTTTCTTTTTATTTTGAAGTTCCATTAGTCTATCAGTAATTTCTGCGTTTTGTTTCATCATATTCGATAATACTTCAAAAGCACGAGGATGTTCGGATTCCCTCGCTAATTCCATCATAAGATCTATTGCTTCATCGCCTTTTTCAGACAAATTATAATACTTTGCTCTAGCAAAGTCATAATCGTCATCAATATCGTCTTTATCACTCTTCATTATGTAATTGCTCCATCATCAGTCTCGTCTTTTCCAGTAATTACATTATCAAAATTACCATCAGCAGCTGACCCATCAGCAACATATTCTTCTAAAAATCCAAATGGATCTTGACTTGTATTAATCATATCGACATCAGCAATTTGAATAACTTTTTGTTCTTTTACTGGCCCATAAAAACGAACACGAAGATCAAAACTTAAGGTATAAACAATTGCTCGCCTAGATAAAAAGTCACCTTCATAATCTTCAGATAAGTTAACACCACTTAGTACAATAGGAATATCGTTTTTAATTCCCATTGAAGGAATTTCATTTATAGTTATTGTGTAATCAGGTTGGAAATATGGAATAATTTGTTCTACAATTTGTAAAGCATCGTCTTGGTTTTTAGCCATAATAGCCAATTCAATACTCATTGTATATGGACTATAAGTATAAAGAGTATTTCTTTTTGTGTAATCAGCAATAGAATTATTTTGAACTACTTTATTCATTTTAGGTAGTTTAGATGCAGCATCATAGGTTAATCCAGCAATCTCAAAAGACATTCTTGGTAATTTAATTCCTACTTTTGGATCTTCAAAATCGGTTTGACCTTCTATTCTTGCAAGAAATTTTTGTTTTGGTCCATATGCTAATGGAACTCTTAAAATACTTTTAACTTCATCATTAGAATCTTTGCGAACCACGTTAATATTATTAAATATTGTTCCAAAAGCAGCAATTGTTCGACGAATAGATGCGTGATAGAAATGTTCATTTAGCATAATTAATCTCCAATTTCACCGAATGGGTTAGATTCAGTAAAGTCAATAATTCCATCACCTTCAACTTCAAAATCTTGGTTTCTTGCTTGATAATCATTTACAAATTGATTTTTAGAAGGATCGTCTTCAATGCCATGCACATTTACAATATCCCATTCAGCTCCTGATTCTAAACCAGTTAGTTTATTACCATCTACTTGAAAATCTACAACTTTACCATTAGTCGTAGCCCAATCGGTAATAATTACTCTTGAAGTAGTAGAATCGACAATAGTAAAATCTGTTACTCTTCCAGTGATATATTCACCAGGTTCAGCAGCAATTTCTTGACGAATATTTTCGTTTTCAATAAAATTAGTACCATTAGTATTGTTAACAATAATAGTAGTTTGCTGAGAAATAGCTTTATTAATATTATCTAGTTCTGTAATTCCAGTATTAATTGATTCGCCTGAGTATTCAAATAATTCGCATTGCAGCGTGTATGTAGGAAGATTTGATAATTGATAAAATGGATTCTCATGTTCTACAAATCTAATTTCAAATAAAGAACCAGACAAAGGTAAATAAATTAAATCACCTTCCATTGGTCTAACTTTATAGGTAT